TTCTACCGGTGCTGCTGAGGCTGTCGCCTTCCATTCTCCCTCTAAGGCCTCGCCTGCTGTGCTGTTTGGATCGTACATGATCTCGAGACTCATCTCGCCCGAGTCGATCGTCCCGCCCAAGAATGTGCGATAGATCGATGCAATGTTCGTCGTGTCGATCGTCGCCACCGTGAGGCTCGGGCTAGAGATCGAGACAATATCGCCGATCGCTACTGAGTTGTATGTAAAAGTTGTTCCCTGAGCTGTAATTGCCGCCATAAAAAAAATCCTCTCTCGTGGTTATTGGTGCCAGATAACGTAGTCCATAATGGTACGAAAGACCCCAAACGATCCGGCTGGTTCGAGTTCCTCGTCAATGTCGACAGCGCTCTCGAGGCGAGTGCTGTGTATTGTTTCATCTTCCTCTGTCCCTGCATAGTCGTTGAGTGCTGCCTCCACAGCATCGCGGAGGGTTTTAGTATCCCCGTACGTATTGTCTAAACACTCGATCGCCAGTCGTGTCCGACGAATCACTCCCTGCGCATCCAGCGATTCTACTTGATGACTAAAAACGTTCTGGTAGATGAGTGCTGGTAGATCAGTTCCCATCGGGCGACGTTGCGGGTATATGCGAGACGCCACTAGCGCATTGACTCCCTCGTCGGCGATGAGTACGGCTCGTATTGCTTTCTCTAGGCTCATCGGCTCGCAACTTTCGCTATCTCTTGGAGCAAAACCTGTTTGAATTCCGCTATAACTTGCTCGCGGTTTTTCTCGAATGATCTTGACATGAATCTGCTGGGCGAGTTGTTTGTACTGCCCCATTCGACGAGATGAGCATGGGGAGCCGTATTCTTTCCCCTAGTCTTGACGAATACGCGGCCGGTCATCTCGCCAGTGCGTTTGAGTGATACCTTGCTTTTGATCGACTTCTTGAGACGATTGGTAAGTTTGGGAGCGCTGTTTTTTGCATCTTTCCGAAACATAGCCATCGCTTTTCTGAGCGCTTTTCTCGATAGGTTGCGCTGTACGTTTGCTGGTAACTTCTTGAGCCGTCTCTCGATCATTCTCATCGAGATTTTGTCGATGCTTGCTGATACACTCATGTCGTCACCTCTTTAGCCAGCACCTCTAAGAAAATGCCGCGTTCATGCCAGTTGCGTACGCTCTCTATCTCAAAAGTTCTACCGTCGAATACGATGCGATTCGTTGCAGTAATTCCCGACCTGTATCGCATCTTTATCACGTGCGTTACAACTCCCGTCAGTTCCCCAGCTATATCTCGCTCGCGTCCAGATACAGGATCCACAGAAGCCCAAACAGTCGCATCGGTCGACCATGAATTGCTAAGGTCACCATAATCGTCGTATGATGATCCGACGCTTTGAAGTGCGACCCGATTCCGTAATGTTCCAGCCATCATAAGACTACCCCGTCATTCAACGACCAGATAAGAGTCTCGAGGCCTGAAGGTACAGCCTGCAATGATATAGGCGTGTTAGCTTCTCGATTCTCGAACCAGTTGGCAGCAAGCAACTTTATGGCAGTAAGTGCGCGATCAGGGACGTCGGTTGCAGCATCGCCATAGCCTGCAATGAATGTGACGGTAACGTCATCCGCATAACCGCGAACGATCGGGTAGTCCTCGTCGTAGATCGGCCTTACCCTGCCGACATCGCTGGCCGTGTCGACCGTATACAGGCTGCTATCCCATGTCTGCGTCACACTATCCGTATCAACGTACGTGATGGAGGATACGCTCTGCAGGGGAGATATCGGCAACACTAGATCAACGCCTGCGGGGAACGTGGATACCTTGTATTGCCAAGTTGACGTTATGAATTGCCGGCCGGTGCTGAGTTCGATGTATGCGCGAGACGCCGAGGCAAGGTTCCCGATCAGCGTGTCCTCGTCGCTGGTGTCTACTCTCATCCAGTCTTTTTGATTCGTTGTTGTTACAGGCTCGACGCTTGGCGGAGATGTTTGTACAAGGCTCATCGTTTGATAACTTTCTGTCTGGTTGCGGTTCTTGCAGCCGGTGATCGGGTCGCGGATTCTTTCAACGGAACCGCCCAGCCCATAGCGACGATACGGGCGGCGAGTTTGTTAGAGAATTCGTACACCTCTCCCGATCTATAGGTTGTGCAACTCATCTCTACCGTTTTTCTCATCTTTACTAGCATAGAAAAACTGAGGGAGCCTCTGAGAGACTCCCTCAGCGATAGCGGTTATGACGCCGCGTTGAGTAATACCTTCATCGCTTCAGGTAAAACGACTTTACCGTCGACCCTGCGGTAGGCTCGGAAACCTACTGCACCAGCCGAAACAGCATACAACTCGTTCAACCGCTGGAAGGATGTCCCCCCACGGTCTGCAATGTAGTAAGCGGTACGGAAGTCCCCAAACAATCCACACTTGGAAGATGGATCGTCCGATGGTACGGCCATATCGTAGCTTGAATAGATCGGGTTCCCGAGCAATCGATCCGGCTCGCCTGCTTGAAGCGATGGCTGCCAGATAAAGTGATCGTTCGCGTCTTGCAATTTTCTGATGTCCTTGATTGATGCATCATTGAAAATGAAGGATCCATTTCTGCGATACTGTCGCTTTAGGGAATACTGAAAATCAAGCAAGTCATCCGCTGTCCACGTATTGATTGTGGCCAGCGTGTGGCCTGTTTCTGCACCCTCTACGGCGCCGGTTGGTTGGCCTGAGCCTGTACCAGCGATCATCGCGGCTTCTTCCAGTTCTCCGAGCCTGCGGCCGAATATGGAGGAAACGAACGACGTGATATCGAATACGCTGTCCTGTAATAACTCTTCGGAAACGAGCATCAGGGTTGTCGCTTTATAGGCGCCCAAGCTAGTTTGCGAAAAGACTGTATCGACTGCGCTTGTGGTTCCTGATTCGGCGACCCAAGCGGCTGCACCGACAGTATCAACAACGCTGATATTGCGATCCGATGTTGTGCTTACAACTGTCGAGAGTTGTCTCATGATGTTAGCGTCGGCGATGGTTTCCACCAGTCGGCGCTCGAGGATGGTTTCGGTAAGGTAGCCGCCCTCTGAATCCGTTCCCTCTGTGAGAGTTCGAGCCTCGTCTCCAACTAGGGAGTTGCTGCCGTATCTCATGTACTTCTCGAAGGCGTTGCGATACTCGGGCGACGCTGCTCGCTCGTGCTGTGTCATCGCTTTGGATGAGACTCGAGCCTCGCCTACTGTATCCTTGATCGCCGACTCGGTTCGAAGTTGCTTTTCTCTTCTGTCCACTGTCGCCGTGAATGCGTCAACGTCGGACTCGATTCGATCATACTTTTCTGTTTCCTCAGAAGATAGCGGCCTACCCTCTGCCGATGCGACTTCAAGGATGTCTCGGAGTTCCTTGATCGCTTTCGCTCGTAATTGTTTTAGTTCTGTAACCGTTTGCTCGGCCATTGTGTTGTCCCTTCAATGTAAAAAATGCGACTCGTTGCGAGTCTGTACTGATAGCACTAGAATCCGCAAGAGTCGCGTAGGCGTAAACTTGTTAGATTGAGTTTCGGATCGTCTCGGTCGCATCGGCGTACGCGAGGGAGCCGTTGATATTACAACGTATGTCGGTGCATTATATTGCACCGTTCCAAGAATTCGATCGTAGGTTGTGTAGCAATATGTTGTACCGCCGACGCATCATATCGAGATCGATCGACTGGTCGCCCTCGAGACTTCGAAGCGCGAGTGTTGTGTCCGGATTAGCTGGGAATGCGACGACCGAGATATCGTAGAGGTCTACGTCCTGAATGTATCGCGTGTTGTGGCCGTCCTTCTTCTCCCATCTATCCTGCGTTACGGTGAAGCCGAAACTCATCGCGTCAAGATCGCCCCGTTCGACCAGTGTTGCTAAATCTCGACCCTGCTGTGTATCCGGTAGTTGGATCCTTGTAAACAGTCCCCGATCATCTTCTCGAAGTTCGAGCGTATTGTTCTTGGTTCTCCCGATGACTCTTGCAGGATCGTGATCTATCAAGGCTCGAACGTCCTGCGTTTCGCTGATCGCTCTAGCAAAGGCACCAGCCTGCACAACTTCAGAGAATGTGCCGAGGTTGTACGGCGTATCGAATACGCTGGCATAGCCCTCGAGCGTGGGGCTATCATCATCGCTGGAGAATCTCATCTCTGCATCGTCGATGAGTAGGCTACGTCTCTCTTGGTTTTTTTGCGTGGTCATGTTGTCAACTCCCCTATGATCTGCGAAGCGAATTGATTCTCGCCCTTGTTTGTGTGAATCCATCTATGCGCTACAAGATCGAGAAAATTATCGATCGTCTCTTGGTCGCAACCGTTCGACCTTGCTACCGCTTCGATCGCTGGAGAGAGTATCTCGATCACTGTCGCCGGTAGATCGTTTACGATCCAGTTCGATCGCCACTCGTCGTAATGTTCGCCCTTGCGATCTTGCGCTTTACGCTCTGCGTTTTGTTGCAGCCTTTTACTTCGAAACAACGCATCCTCCACCAGTGGCGTCGCCCAGCTTATCGAAGAAATACTGTGCGCCCTGGGGAGCGCCATGGAGTTTGTTCTTTCCTCATCTTCGATGACCGTCTCATCGCCGACGGTTCCCATATTCAGGGGTTGTATGTACTGGTCGCCTCCCTCTACTGGGTTGAGGTTTTCTAGGCTTCGAATCTCGTTGACACTGAGCCAGCCCGTCTCTCTTGCGATTCTGTAACCGTCATATCTAGTCTTGGTATCGCCGCGTAGCAGGCCGTCGACTATAAACTCTGAAAAGTACGTATCGTCGAAGTGTAGTTTTCTTGCGATCTCGGATTCCCATCGCACCAGCCAAGGCCGCAGGCTATAGGTTACAAATTCGATACCCTGATGTTCTATATTGCTAAAAGTGGCATTCTTCATGCTAGCTAACATATGCGGCGGGATCCCGTACCATCGGGCGATTTCTGTAATTTGGTATTCTCGAGTTTGTAGATATTGTGCATCCTCGTTGCTCAGTCCGAGCGCCTGCCATGACATCCCCTCCTCGAGGATCGCCGTACGTCCCGCATTCGAAACGCCGGAGAATGCCTGCCGCCACGTCTCGCGTAGATTTTCAGCAGCTTCTCTACTCAGTCTCGACGGGTGACTCAACACACCAGCAGGCCTCGCAGAATTACCAAAGAACGAGCCGCCGAATTGTTCGGCGCCGAGGCCGAGGCCGATCGAATTTTTTGCGAGTTGAATGGGCGAGTAGCCGACGAGGCCATCGAATCCGAGACCTGCGATATGAAACATATCATCCGATCGGAGGGTGACTTGTTCATCTACAACATACTTGACATTACCCTCAGAGTCATAATCGACCCGAACCCGATCGGGCGTAATAGGCAACAGTTGTACCGGATTTCCTGATCCATCCCTGACTATCTCAGCGTATCCGTTTCCCCACGTCAAGACATGACCCATCAGCGTCTCGCGGAATGTGAAACTCGATATCTTCGGATTGGGTGATTTCGATAGCAGCCGAGCGACTGGATTATCGTAGACCCTGCTCTTAGCCTCGTCGCCACGTTGGTACGTGTGCAAGGGTAACGACGCTACAGACTCGCTCAACAATCGCACAGCTGCAAAGACAGCCGAATATGTCAACGCGGTTGTTTCGTTGACTGCCACCCCACTCGACGCCACTCCACCGGTGAGGCTGTTGAATAGCCACGATGTAGGTGTTCGAAGAGTTGCCCTATCCTCTTTTTTCTTGAATAGCCCGAATATCATAGAATCGTTAGTCCCTTCTGATCGTAAACGCTGCCCGTATCGCCGGATTGAGATGATCGAGCCAATGCCATTATCAGTGCTACGATGCCGTCGATCTTCTCAGTTGATTTTTTTTTGCTCGGTTTTATGTTTGCTGCAGGATCAGTCTCTAGAGCTGTGTTGCTCATCATCCATCTCATCACGGCATTCCCGCCGTGGTGTAGTTTGCGTCCCATGACAAGTGCCTCGAGTTCCTTGCTGGGTGCGCTCATAGATCTGTAGCCTTGGCCAAACATGGCGATATTCACGCCGCTCAGTTCGCCCTCGAGTTGGGTCACCAGTTGCGTCGAGTTCCATCTGTCGACGGCTATATCAATGACTCGATACTCGTCGCATATCTTCAGAATGTCCTCTCGAATCTGATCGAAATCGATGACGTCGCCGTCGGTCTGTCTGATGAGTCCCTGCTTGATCCATGTCGTATAGGGAACCCGATCTCTCCGCTCTCGACTCTGTGCATTCTCTGAGGGTATCCAGAATGTCGGCATGACATCGAACCCACCATCGGCGTCGGGCGATACCAAGACAAAGGCCGCGATATCTGTTGTGCTGGCGAGATCGAGACCACCCCAGCAGGGTCGATCCTCGAAAGCTGAGAACGGCTCGGCCTCGTCCCATCGATCCATCGGTATCCATCGTACGGCCTGCTCTGTCCACTGATTGAGATGGAGCCTGCGGAATGTGTTCTCGTAGCTCGGCAACTCTACCGCCCTCTTGGCTTCACGTTTGAGATATTCCTCTCTGATACTTATGCCATACGCTGGGTTCGCTTTCTTCCAAGTTTCGGCAAGTTCGAAGTTGTCATCCGCATCGGCTGCATAGATCACTGGAAGAAAAGACTCGTTCTCGATGACGCCAGCTCGTACCCTCTCGCTGTAGTCGTGCATCTCCCAACATACGCTATTACGATCGTAGCCTGCAGTTGTGATAGCTATCGTTAGCGGCTGGACTCTCGCCCCCGTCGAGGTTGTCAGCACGTCCCACAGTTCTCGGTTCGGCTGGGCGTGTAACTCGTCGAAGATGATGGCCGAGGCGTTGAGTCCATGCTTAGTATAGGCGTCGGCGCTGAGTACCTTGTAGCTGCTCGCGGTTCTTGAGACTGCTATTGATTTTCTAAACGTCTCAGAATTTTCTCGTAGGATCGGCTCTGCTCCCACCATCTGAGCGGCGATATCGAACACGATGCTCGCCTGCTCTCTCTCTGCTGCGGCTGAGTAAATCTCTGCTCCGGCCTCGCCGTCACTAAAGAGCATGTACAAGGCGAGCCCTGCGGCGAGTGTAGATTTTCCGTTCTTGCGTGGTATCTCGATATATGACGTGCAATATCTGCGTGTGCCATCGGGTTTTTTCCATCCGAATAGAGCGCCTACGATGTCTGCCTGCCAGTCGTCCAGCACAAACGGCCGACCTGCTTTTTCACCCTTTACGTGGGTCAAACAGTCCCTAAAGAATCCTACCGCTCTATCCGCTGCCTCTTTATCATACCAGCATTCTCCAGCCGTTTTGTCGGGTGAATATCCTGATATCGTTTTTCTCGTCATGCGATGTAATGCGACTTGCTGTTACGTTCTACCGGTTTGGTCTCTATCTTTGTTCTACTGGCTGGCGTGAATCCAAACTGGCCGCCGATCTGTTGCATTCGTTTGTGTGCCTCGTCGCGGATCGAGAGCCACG